CCCCAAAGATCCTCGATACGGGCTGCTCCCAACGGGAGCAGCCCGGAGCGATTTGGATCTTATGCACCTCCCTAAGGAGGGATCCCGGGTTCATTATTAGTGAACCCACCTACGCTTGAGCTTGAGGGCGTAGGGCCTCGAGGACACCTCAAGGTGATCCTCACGTGTGGCGGATAGATCGTCTAGCGGCAAAGCTAGAAAAGATGATCCACACGTGAACAACGCCTTTGCCAGTGCAGCATCCCCAGATATCGCATCTGGTTGGTCTGCCTGGGTCGCAACCCACGTGTAGGTTTCCCTACGGTGAAGTTTGCGACACCAACGGGTCTTAACGTGAGGGCAATCGCCCCACGTCCACCCGACGGCTGCGGTCTTCGGAGGATCTGGGCGAGACTTTCGTCTAGAGTCCAGAAACGACCGAAGGGCCGTGTCATCCTGGAGCACAGGAAATCTTCCTGCAGCTCTCTCCACAGCTTCCCTGATCGCTGTGGCCGTGCGCCGATAACCAGTGTGATAAAGCTGGTTAGCGGTAGCAACATTGGACAACACCCGCGAGACATCCCCACGGTTATCTGGAAGCCTACGGCGGAGGTACGTCGGAGTGACGCATTCTCCCAGATAGGCATCCAGGCCGCACGACTCTCTGAAGTTACCACTCCAGAAAGACTTGCGGCGGTTGACCTTGAAACCTAAAGTTTCAAGATCAGCACTTACCGTAGACGCCTCGTCTGCGGGAACGATCAAATCGTCCCCGTAGACGTAGACAGAACGACCATAAAAATGGACGTTCTGCCGCGTCGGGAACTTGCCTGCTCTCCAAAGTCGAGACGCAATGATGCTCACGAAGAACACAAGCGACTCTACCGGGAAGCAGAGTGCGGAGCCCATAGACGCGAACTTCTGAAGGGTGACAAGTCGCCCATCACGAAGTCCCGCAGTACGGGTACGCGCAGCTTCCACGAGGCTCCAGAAAACTGGAGACTTATGGAAGAGGCGTTCCGCATGCCAGAAACCAACTCGGTCACTGGCCTCGGACATGTCCAAGGTGGCGTAATTACCACCTGAAGAACCAATCCGAGCCCACTTCTGGTTTACACTCTGATCCGTGAAATTCACGTGATTTCGAGTGTAAGGGGAATTATCAATTCCCTCGACCAAAAGAGCCTTGAGAGCCTGTTGTGCATACTGCATGCAAACAGGTTCAATGGCAATGACACGAGGAGATTTCTGAGTCTTAGGAACGAACACAACCCTGACGGGATGCTCGTCCTGAGGCTCAACAAGAAGCGGTGGGACGTACCCTTCATCAGGGTGTGGATCCGAAGAGGATCCACGAGCGAAGCGCCGGATTGTAAAACCAGCGTCTTCAAGTCTCTTGTGCCACCGTCGGAAACGCCACTTCTGGTTACCCAGAATGCGTTCCCTTGTTTGACCCGGACCATGCTTAGGACGCAGGAGGTCGAAAACGACGTCCTGGAGATGCGGCATCTCGCTGATCACAATATCAGCGACGATACCATACCACCGCCAAAGCTGGTCATTGGGACAAACAATCTCAGAGTCGCACTGAACAAACGCATCAGCTGCAGCCTGAAGACGTGTATTACTACACGGGTCTTCGACCTTCTTGCAGAAGAGGCAAATTTGCCTCACTGCACGAATGCAGTCAACTGATACGTAAGTCCGCAAGGATCCAGACGGGTCGAACACGTTGGACAAGAGTCCCTGCAGAAATGCAGGAATTCCGGATGGGAGTTTCCGAAAGGAAGCCCACATCCCAGGGCCAACCCGACCGCTGTCGAGACATCTTTCGAAGTCTTGACAGAAAGCTGGAAGGGTGATAGTGATAAAACTATCACCCTCATGTGCGACCCTGTCACGTAACGTCTTTACGTCGCGTGACAGATCGGCGCCGGCGACCATCTCCACATCGGAGATGATCAGACACAGAAGGTCTACGAGGCTTTTCACCACTCCTCCTTCTAAGGGGGTAGCGGTCCAAGGTGCTCGTAACCCTCACCATCACGACGACTGCCAACCGAATCAAAGCAGCGAACAGCGGTGACATCTCGTACCTCCCCTGTACTGCGGGCGTTTTGACGCTTGCGCATAGGTACCCGTACGAGATCAAGTCTCGCCGTTCGCCATCTTGAGAATGTTGGCAGACGTTGCCCACGCAACCAAGGCGTTAGCCAAGTTTTGCGCGTCGGCGGCGGTCAGACCGGTAGTGGGAAAGTCCATCGTCAGAGTGGCCGTCATCGAAGCCGCGATCGAATTCGCGGGGACGAGAGGGTCAGAGACGAAGGAATCCCGCTGCAGGCGAGACACAGCACGAGTACGGCTCGGCTTCAGCGTGTGAGACAGGTCCAGTGTATACACTGTACCCGAATCATTCAGCCGATAGCGAGAGCCGTCCTTGTCAGTCCCGGTACGAACCAGGGACTTCGCCACTGTAGCATAAGTGATGGATTGGGGGTCGGCGAACACGTCGGTCTCCTGTGTCTTTTATGAAAAAGGGTACGAACCTGTGCTAGAGCCTCGTCAGGCCTAGCGCCGACAAGATAGAGATCTGATAAGGCGAAAGCCCATCAGAAGTCTT